CCGTGACGGGGCTGCACTTAAGGTCCTCGGTCAGCTCTCGACGAGTCATGTCTCCCCGCTCTTGGAGTGCTTCAATGATGGACGGGTAGGTATAGTTTCTCGGGGGCATAGTCGACTCTCCGGTTTCTCAAACCGTCTCAGGAACGCCGGAGTACTGCACGTACGTGTACGGGCGGCGCTGAGGGTTGGTAGTGAACTGCATGGCCTGGCGATTGAAGAACAGGTAAAGGCTGCGCGCCTGTGTCTCGCCGTTGCGCTGCTTGTGAAGTTCCAGCTTTGCGTCTGGCGTATCCGGTGATTCGCCGTCTTCCTTCTGGGCAGACCAGACCGAAAAAACGTTGTCTGCGGCATCGGTAAGCTTCGAGCTACCAGCGACGTCCATCTTTCCGGGATTTTTCTTCTCGTTCTCGCCCTTGCGCGGGTGAGCCACCAGATGAAGGTGGACTCCGAACTCACGGCAGAAGCTGGCAAGCTTGCGCATGGCTTCCTTCTGGGCCGACATGGCGCCAGCACCGTCCTCTGGAACGTCCGTCATCATCAGGCTGTCAATTACGAAATGGCGAATCCCATATCGCTTGAAGCCATAGCGGAAGACTTCCAGCAGACGGTCGATGGTGGCGGTACCGGTCAGGTTGAACAGCCACGCCTTGTCTTGCAGCCATTGTCCGCAATGGTCGAAGTAGGCCTGCGCCGGACGATCCTGGCCCGTCAACTGCTTGGTCATTCGACGCCCCTGGTTGACTGGCGTCATTTCCCCAGAGAACACGCACACTCGCTCGCCCTGGCACTGCAGACCGATCAGAACCTGGTTGAGCAGCAAGGACTTGCCGTGGCCGTTGTAGCCAGTCCAAACCGTTAGCTCACCCTGGCGGAACTGGAACCAGGTGTGATCCGTGCCGTTGAAGGTCAGGCATGGATCAACCACCTTGTCGCCGCTTGGCCAGAAAGACGCCTTTACCTGCCCCCAGAAGTCCGACATTGGGCGCAGTTCTTCAGGGTCGAACGGACGGGCAGCTCGGAAGCAGTGGTCAAAGTCCGCCGCCTCAGCCCCGCCCAGCATGTAATCGTTGGCGTCCTTCGACTTGTCGAACAGCACCACCTTGCAGCGCTCCAGGCCCAAGCGATTGGCCACTTCCCGGGCGCCCTTCTGTCCTGCTTCGTCGTTGTCGTAACAAAGGTAGATTTCGGAGAACCGCTGCAGGCGCTCCCAGTCGTTATCTAGCCATTGGTGATTGCCTGCCCCTGCGTTAACCGACAGGGACGGAATGCCCATCTGGTGGCCGGTCATGGCGTCAATCTCGCCTTCGAAGATCGCCACAGTGCGGGTTTTCGGATCGATCAACTGCCAGCCGAACAGGCACGGCTCAGCGCCACCTTCCTGGCGCATGTCCTTTTTGTCCGACACGCAGCGATATTTGGCGTTGATGAACTCACCTTCGCGCAAGTAGGGGAAAACTGCGTAGGCCTTACCGCTGCGTTCTTGCTCGGCGATCTGGAACGCTGCGATGGTCTCCTCTGTCAGGCCACGGCTCATCAGCCAATCCCGGACGGGTTGCTTCGGTTTGTGCGCGGTCGGCTTGGCTGGGCGCTTGTACGTCGGCATTTCCTTCTTCGGCATGCTGTCGCGGATGCCCAGGAAAGCCTTTGCCTCTGCCATGGCCTGACCTATGGACAGGATGCGTACGGAGGCCCACAGGTCCAGCAGATCGCCCGATTCACCCGTGTTGAAATCCTTCCAAACGCCCTTCTTCGTTCCGGTCAGCCGGACAGACAGCGAGCCGCCGGCATCCCCGGACACACTGCCCGCTTTCCATTCGCCGGATGCTTTCTTGCCACCGGGCAGCAGGTACTCGGCAATGCGTAGGGCGTCTTCCGCCAAGCGTTGGGACAATTCTTGCGCGTTCATGCTGTTGCCTCCAGGCGGTGGCCGTCTTGCCACAGGTATGCGGTCTTCTCGCTGCAGCCCGCGTTCTCGGCTTCAAAGGGCGATGAGAAGCCGGCGTTGATCCACCATCCGGCACCCGGGGCCTTGCGCTCTACCTGGCCGACATAG